AATGATAGCTACATCAGGAAATTTATTAGTGGGAACGCAAAGTGATAACGGAGAACGGCTTTATGTATCAGGTGCAATTAGAGCAACGGGTTCAATTACTGCTAACTCAGATATTCGTTTAAAAAGCAATATTACTAAAATAGAAAATGCACTTGAAAAAGTAGGTCAAATTTCGGGATATACTTATAATACCACTTACGATGACAAGCGTCATGGTGGAGTAATTGCACAAGAAATGCAGAAGGTATTTCCTGAGATTGTCAACACGGGTAACGATGGTTTAATGGGTGTTGAATATGGTAATATTTCTGCTTTATTAATTGAAGCAATTAAAGAACAAAATACTAAAATAAAGAATTTAGAAACACTTTTAGCTTCTAAATAAATGCCGTTACAAGGAAGTGGCGAAATGTCTTTTGCCGATGTCTATAATGAGATTACGGGGGAATCGCAAGCGAATCCTCTTATTTCCATTACATTGGCTGAACTTGGACAACTTCAAAACTCAAGTGGGCAAACAATTCCATTAAATCAATATTATACTCCAAGACCTGACGGCAATCTTCCGACGGTATTCCCGACTGAATGGTATCTTTATTGTCAAAGGTGTAATGTTCCAGCGCCATACATAACAATTTCAAAGACTGCGCCTACAAGTGTAAACTCAGGACAAGAATTTGCCTATCGATTAACGATTGCAAACAATGGTCAAATCAATTCCTCAGGAGACATAATAGTTCGGGATTACATTCCAAATGGATTATCTTTTGTAAGGTATGAAAGGGACACTCCAGCTTGGGGATTTAGCATATCAGGACAACAAGTAACGGCTACCTTTACTTCAACTTTGCCCGTAGGATTCGGGGCAGTAATAACGATTTACGTTACTACTTCTATTCAAGGAACTTATTCAAATTTTGCAAGCGTTGAAGGCGGAGGCGAAACAATAACTAAGACTTCAAACACGGTTTATACGGGAGTTGGTGGAGTGCCAACGTGGACAAGTTCAGTAACTAAAAGATTAGTTCGTACAATCCAAAAGAATAATTGCGATGCTTACGGAATAGGCTCATTCCAAGAGATTTATTCTCCTTTCTTTACGGCTACTTACACAAGTACAATAAGCCAAGCGGATGCGGATACAAATGCAAACAATCAGGCAACTGATTTATGTAACCAATGGTTAGATGCTAATGGACAAGCGGTAGCAAATCAATCAGGCACTTGTCAATATGGATACCCACAAATGACATTATCAAAGTCAATGCCTGGCTCTTTTAATTTAAATACTTCAGGAGAAGTTGAAATTGTAATGAGAACTTTAGGCGCTGCAACTTCAGGACAAATTGTGATGTTTGATGACTTAGCAAGTGGGTTTGAATATGTGAGTTTAATTACTAAGCCTGATATTTTTGATTTAAATATTTATGGTAGGTCAGTAACTTTTACAACTAACGCATCTTTGCCAGCTGGATATTTTGCTTCTTTTAAATTTTTAGTTCGGGGAATTACGGTGGGCAATTACACAAACTTTGCTTCGGCTTATGGTGGCAGTATTTTAAATAATAATGCTACAAGTAATACGGTCTCAACTTATGTATTTAGTACTCCTATATTTTCATTTACAAGGGTAATAGATAACCAAAGTTATTATAATGGGACAAGCATAAATGCAAATGCAGCGCCAACGGATTTAATTTATAATGGGACTATTTTAACTATAAATAGTTTTCCAAGTACCAATGATTCTAAAGTAAGAATTGAGTTTGAATTACCGATTCCTTTTCGGGTTGTTGATGATGTACAAGTAAATTATAATACTGATTACTTTACATTTTCTCAAGGATCGGCTTTTAATATTGCGGTGTTTACTCAAAAAGATAATGTAACCGTTCCAGTTGGGCAATACGGATTTTATATATTCTTTAGTTTACCAATTACATATTATCGTATGTCAACCGTAAGCCAAGATGAAAATTTAAGACCTGAAGATAATTTAATTATCGATGCCCTTAATATTACCGTTCCAAGAAAGCGAGTTACATTAAATAAAAATTATGTAAATAATAACTTAGTTGAATCAGGAAACATTACGACAATATGGGCGAATAATTATACGTTTTTACCAATATTTCAAACGACTAATAATCGTATTCCTAATGATGTTAACGGATTGACATATTCATTCTCAGTTAATAACCAGGCTAATTATAGTCCGCAGTATTCAATGGGATTTATTAATCAACAATTCTTTGCAACTCAAGTAATTTATGTAGTCAATCCGCCAAGAGATACAACAAATGGGGCATTAAATACTTCTTACCCTTATCAAGATGCTACTAATTTTGGCATAAGAATTTATTATAGAATTTATTATCAAGGAAATTTGATAGTATCCAAAAGCGGAGATTATAATCCCTATGATGGGATTACAATTAACCGAGCAAATAACGAGCCTAAATATAGAAATACAACATTTGAAATAGTTGTTAATTCAAATGGCACTTATTCATTTTGGTAAAATTTTGGATAATAGCTATTTATGATTGTAAACTAAACAACCAAACAAATGAAATTAGATTTTAACTTTGACTTTATTGGTCTTGATGACCAAGTTTTTGAAGGCGGTAATGCTGGTAAAATGTTAGCTGGCGCATTAGCCTCCGCATCTAAAGGAGATGCACTTAAATTTTGGGATTGGGCAAAGAAGTTATTTAAAGGCGAGGTCTTAGATTTAGACAAGTCAGACCAAGAAACTTTAAAAGGATTTGTAAAAGATTCAGAGTCTTTTACCGTTTTAGCCAAAGCGCAGTTATTAGAGATATTTATAAAAGACTAATATGATCATATTCATTGAGCCAATTAAAGGAGTAAGAGAGGTAGCTGACCGAGTGGAAATTCGTGTCGTTAATTATTCTCTTGAAGGCATTGAGCAAACTTTGTATTTTAAATTAATGAGCCAATTTAATCCTATGATTGAAGAAGGCAATCTGATTATCCCTGAGCCTATCGTGGCGCAATGGGGAATCGATGACTCATTTATTGTTAAATGGGCATTAGAAACATTAGGTTTAAAAGAGAGAGTAATTACTCCAATTCAAGAAGAAGTTGCACCTGAAACTCCAGTTGAATGATGAATGATTGGGAAGAGGTAATTATACCAGCGACAACTGGATTTTTTGGAGCATTAGTAACCTGGTTATTTGGTCGAAAGAAAGAAGGAGTTGAGGTACAATCGACTGAGATTACCAATGTCCAAGAAGCAATTAAAATTTGGAGAGAGATGGCAACTGATTTAAAAGCTGAGGTTGCAGATTTAAAAGACAAAGTTGAAACTTTGACAACTGAGATTCATAATTTGAGAAGTGAAAACATTGAATTAAGAGCAAAATTAGATGAAGGTCAACCAAATAAGCCAAAAAGGACTAAGCCTAATAAAGAAGTTTGAGGGAGTTAAACTCAAGCCTTATTTATGTCCAGCTGGTATTCCAACAATATCAATCGGTTGCACTTATTACGAAGACGGGACAAAGGTTAAAATGACCGATGCACCCATTAGCGAAGCAAGAGCAACCGATATTTTTTTAAATGTAATTAAACATTATGAACGGAGCGTTGACTCGTTTTGCCGTGATGACATTAATCAGAACCAATTCGATGCATTGGTATCATTTTGCTATAACTTGGGCGCTGGGTCTTTAAAGAAAAGCACTTTGCTTAAAAAAGTAAATGCTGATCCAAATGATGAATCAATTAAATTAGAGTTTTTAAAATGGAATAAGAGTGGAGGCAAAGTCTTAAACGGATTGACACTTCGAAGAAACGCTGAATCAGAACTTTACTTTTCATGAAAAAATTAATCCTTAGTTTGCTAATTGCAAACTTTTTTATTTCGTGTAAGCCACAAAAGTCGGTCATAATCGAAAAGGAAAGAATTCGTGTAGACACAATCCGTGACTACAAAGTAATAACTAAATTCAATGCGGTATATGATACGCTAATCATTGAGAATCCTTGCGATTCTACGGGCATATTAAACACTTTCTATTCAAAGATAACCGTTCCACAAGGCAAGATAATTATAAGGTCTTACAAAGGCAACATTCAAGCTACGGTAAATATAGATTCAATCGAAAACGTGTATAAAAATATGTATGTTTCCAGTTTGCATACTGATAGTTCATCAACTAATAAAGAAAAAATAACCAATATCATTCCAACTTGGTGTATCTTAACCATTATTTTTCAAGGACTTATAATCTTTGGTTACTTATATCTAAGAATATTCCATGTATAAAATTGACATAGAGCCAGTGGAAAAACCAAAATCAAGGGCAAAGGATTTATTGGATACGATGATGGATGTAATGGAGAACATCGAACACGTTGATGATGCTGCATATGTTTTAAGAATGAAAGTGCTAAACAATATCGAGTTTTTAGTCGATGTTTTAATGGAAGAATATGAAAATGGAAGATAAAATATTAAAGATTAGAGAACATTTTTACTCTACTAACATGAGTAAAATGGATTTTCATAAACAATTCTTTGAAATGTATGGATATCAAAATTCTGAATCTTTAAGAAAGTTTATGATCAAAAAGAATATAACTTCAAAGGATAGGTCATTACAAGAAATAAATAAAATCATTCCGCCAGTAGTCGCAAACTATAATCTTGAAACTTTGGACAACTTTGGAATCGAAGAAAGCATTGGCAAGGAATATGTATCGGCTAAACTGCCTCCGCATTTAAAGAAGATTGGAATACTATCTGACATTCATTTTCCTTATCATGACCTTACTGCTTTGACTTGCGCTATCAAGCATTTAAAGGAGCAAGAGATTGATTGCTTGTATCTGAATGGCGATATCCAAGACTTTTATTCTATTTCAAGGCACGAGAAGGAAAAGGATATGCGAGATTTTAAAAGAGAAGTCGATATGAATCGGGATTTCTTGCAAAGGCTTAGGGATATATTTAGAACCATTCCAATTTATTATAAGTTAGGCAACCACGAGAATCGATTCGCCAGGTCATTACAATTGCAAGCGGAGGAGTTTGCTCAAATACATGATTTACAATTCGATGTATTTTTTAGGTTAGATAAATTAGGCATTACAATGATCGAGGATTGGCAAGGAATGGAAATGGGAGATTTACTTGTATTACACGGTCATGAATTGTATGGCGGAGGCGGAGTCAATCCAAGTCAGAATCTATTTAATAAGACTATTTGCAATACGTTAATCGGTCACGTTCATAGAACTTCAGCAACTCAAAAGAAGACTGGATTTAAGGAATTTATAAATACTTATAGTACTGGGTGTTTAACTTTATTAAGTCCAAAGTATATGCCATTCTCTATGCACAATCATGGGTTTGCCATTGTAGAAATTGAGAACGGTAAATCAAAAGTTAATAATATTCAGATAAGAGACGGAAAAATTTTGTAGGTTTGTGTTTTCATAGTTAAATAGGTTTAAGTAATAGAATCCCTATTGATCATATCGGTGGGGATTTTTGTTTTATATGATTTTTGAATAAATAATTTTATATAAAGTTTTTTTATTTAATAATTATATTTATATTTGTCTCAAGATAGCAACGATGCTATTTCTTAAACCTTATCAAAATGAAAAAAATTATCGATTACATCAAAGACTTTTACCAAACTGACCGAGAAGGTTTACTTGGTAGCATTGCTATCGCAATATTTGGATACATTTTATATTGTCACATCGCACCAATAATTCTAGGACTATGAAAAAGTATAAAGCAAAATTTAAAGATGAAGCTGGTTTCTATTATTGCACCTGGTATTTCGATGAACTCGAAGACTTTTGGGCAGCAGTTTGCAGAGAAGAACGAGTTTACAAATCAAAATTTCAACAATTAATTACCGACTAATTATGAAGAACCTAATTAAATCATTATCAAATTTCCAAAATGAATGCCCAGTTATTCATAAGGATACCAAAGGTCACAATTATACTTATGCTGATCTTCCACAAATCTTTTCAGTTATTAATCCATTGCTTAAAAAGAATGGGTTATGCTTTAGCCAATTGCTTGAGAATGATGGCATCAAAACTATTCTCTTTCATGTTGAGTCAGGCGAATCATTAGAATCGTTTACAAGCATTCCTAAAGTTAAACTCGGTGCAATGAATGAGTATCAATCCTATGGATCAGGAGTTACTTATTATCGTAGATACTCTTTATCCTCAATGCTTGGTTTGATTACTGATAAAGATTTAGATGCAGCTGGTACACAAGCGGAGTCTAATAAGCCAATAATAGTACCTTTGTCTTTAACACAATGGAAAAAATTAATTGATGCTTGTAATTCCATTGATGAATTAAATGATTTATACGCACTAAAATCACACATTGTTAATAACGACCAAAATATATTATCATTATTTAAAACTAAAAAATTAAGTTTCACAATTAACCAATAATCAAATGAGCAAATTAGTAAGCATTTCAATTAACGTAGATTTGTTAGACAAGTCTAAATTGTACAAGGGTAAGAAAGGTACATACCTTAACATTTCAGGATTCTTAAAAGAGGATGCTGATAACTACGGGAACTTCGGTTTCGTAACGCAAGATGGAGTAAAGACTCCCGAAAGTAATGCTCCAATCTTAGGTAACTTTAAGATTAAAGGAACGGAAGGGTTTAGCGCTCAATCTTCAAAGCCAGCGCCCTATTTTGATATTCCCAGCGCTACATTAGTTGAAAACGATTTACCTTTTTAACGATGGAAGACCACGAAATAAAATACCAGGAAGTTTATGAGAGAGCATTCCTGGAAGTTCATTTTTCAAAATTGCTTAACGTTGATGAAAAAGACTTAAATTTTGAAATGAATATAACAAAACAATGTTTTGAGAATGCCGTAAAAGACAAAAGATTTTCACAAGAATTTTTAAACAAATTTAATCATGGAAGAAATACAATTTAATCCACAACAATTCGAGATAGGTTTATTCGGTCATAACCCGATTCAAGACATGAGCAAGGCTCAGATTAATCACTTGGTTCATTTGATTAACGAAGGAGTCAAAGAAGGTGGTAAGGACATAAAGTCTTTGCTTGCAATTGCATCGAAGTACCAGTTGTTATTCTCTGAACTTGAGAAGACTTTAAAGGAAAGCGCAGTCGATGAATTACTTAAATACGACAAAGGCAGATTCGAGGTTCACAATGTTGAGATGCAAGTGGCTGAGGTTGGAACGAAATACGACTTTAGTGCAACTAAGCAATGGGTTGATTTACAAGACCAAATTGATGAGTTAAAAGAAAAGCAAAAAGAAGTTGAGAAGTTTTGTAAAGGGATTAAGAATAAGACTATCACGGTTGACGAAGAAACGGGCGAATCTTTTGAGTTTTTCCCTCCAGCTAAATCAAGTACAACATCAATCAAAAAAACAATACTATAATGGAATTAAAAACTAAAAGATATCTTGTTTATTATGATAAAGAAAATCATACAATATATGCAGATTATGTAGTTGAAAATTATGAATCAAATAGAATGCAATTTTTTCAAGGTAAACAAGATTATATTGATATGGGAATGAATCCTTTAGTTGCATCATTTCCATTAGATAAATCTGCAATAACTCAAGTTACTAACTATTAAAAAACAATACTATAATGATTAAGATAAAAAAAATCAATATACATCAGGCAGTTGCCGATAGCTTAAATAAGAAAGGTATTTTGCCTTTCTCCGCAAGAGAGTGGAACGTTTTGAATGTCCAGCAAGTGGTGTACTGGAATACCAGGAATAGAGAACAAGGATATGTAAGGTATCCTGAAGTAATGAAAGAAGTTGAAATAATAGCTAAACAAATGTATGATGAAAAATCAGGGCAAGTCGAACAACTCAACTAAAACGGCAGAGTTTCTCACGATGGTGGGCATTGTGGGAATAATTGCGGTGTGGATATTTTATTTAATAGTTTATTTAACGACATGAAAGAATTAACATTCAACCAATGGCAAGACCATTTAAGTAAACAATTGCAAAAGGATTACAAGAAATTATATAAAACCTCAAAATTTAAACCAAATGAAAACAAGTTTCAAAAAGTATCACGAAGAGAATCCGCAGATTTACATAGAGTTTAAGCGCCTGGCATTCCAAATGATTAATCGTGGGTATGTCAGATTAGGAGCAAAACAAATATTCGAAGTTATCCGATGGCACACAATGGTCGAAGGTAATGATGGCTACAAGGTCAACAATAATTATACTTCTGACTATGCCAGGTTATTTGAGAACGACCATCCGATCTATGCTGGGTATTTTCTTAAAAGACTTTGTAAATCGGTTTAATTTTTTTATATTTGTAAACAATCGCCTCACTACATTATAGCGATTAAAAGACTTAAATGCCTTGTATTGAAATTGGAAGTAGTGAGCCAATGGATTTATGAGGCATTTTTATTTTATAATAATTAATATGGAAAAAGAAGCATTTTATTTCCCACATTTCTGCAATGCCAGGCATGATAGGAAAATTAGGAGGTTGCGAAAGGAACTTGGAACGGAAGGTTATGGCATTTATTTTATGCTATTAGAAACGCTAAGAGAACAACAAGACTTAATGTATCCTTTGGATGATTTGGATTTGTTAGCCGAAGAGTTTGGTGTATCTGAAGCAAAGGTAAGAGTGGCTATTTGTAACTACGGATTGTTTGAAATTGACGAAGAACAAAAATTCTTTAGTCCTAAGATGTTGGTTTACTTAGAGCCATATTTTAAGATGAAAGAACAAAGAAAAATTGCTGGTCAAAAGAGCGCAGACAAGAGAAGGGGAATTGAAATTTCAACGACCGTTCAACAACCGTTCAACGACCGTTCAACAAAGGAAAGTAAAGTAAAGGAAAGTAAAGAAAAAGAAAGTAAAGTAAATGAAATAAAAGAAGAGTATAGTTTGGTTGAAATGCTTTCTCCCCATATTGCTGATTTAGGAATTGAATACACTAATTTTTATTCTTATTGGTCAGAGAAAAATAACAAAGGGAAAGAACGATGGCAAGTTGAAAAGTTTTTTGATATTAGCAGAAGAATAAATACCTGGTTAACTAACGCAAATAAATTTAGCAATAATGGAAATTCAAACAACGAACCTAAACTTGGAACAAGTGCCGCAAGAATGGAAGCACTTAGGAAGTGGTAATGCAATAGCAATAAGACAAGCACAGATAGGTCATACTTTGCGTGTAAGCAACGAAGATACTATAAAGCAAGCATTACGTTACTCGATGCTTTTGGTTGGCTTACGAGGAAGCAATCTACCTACTGAAGAAGAAAAGTTTGTATTGACCAATTTTGTTAAATCTAATTTTGGAAATAATACTTGCGAGGAAATAAAATTAGCCTTTGAAATGGCAGTTGCTGGAAAGTTAAATATCGATTCTAAATGCTATGAAAATTTCTCTTGCGAATACTTTGGAAGAATTATGAGTGCTTACCAGGAGTATGCAAGACAAGAAATTAAAAACCTACCTAAACCAATAGAGCTGAAAGAAAAACCAAGTGATAAAGAATTAATGAAGCAAGCGATTGACACGGCTAACGAATATGCAAATCAGATTAGATACTGCGAGAAGAATGATAAGAAATTTACATTTATCGCTGGGGGCTTATCAATCCTATTTGATTACCTGGAGCAATTTAAGATTCCGACAATATCAAAAGAAGAACGAATTGAACTTTGGAATAAATATTCTAATATTCACGATGTTGAAGAACGGAAAATGCACTGCAAAACTCAAGGGTATATTAAATTTATAAATTCATTAGTTACATTTGATTGTTATATCGATAATAATGGAACTATTAAACCAAACGAATAATGAAAAGAAAACTAATTTACGGAACTGCGCTGGCATTTATTTGCTATGCTTATTTTTGTGCGATTAAAAATAAACAGACAATAGAAAAAAAATCAGTCATTGCAAAAGACTGGGGAATAGTAACTCAAGAGGATATTTATAGCGATACGATTGATTTAAGATTATACACAAGTCACGGAAGATTAAAATATAACGTTAAAGATAATTGACAAAAAGCATATAAATTGTAAAATGAGAAACGAACACGAGCATAAACTCCAGGTTGCAATTTGTAAATGGTTAGATTGGACTCAGGACTTTTATTATTATGCCATTCCTAACGGAGGCGCAAGGCATAGACTGGTTGCTATCAAATTAAAGATGGAAGGCGCAAAGGCTGGAGTGGCTGATATGTTTTGGATGATTTCAAATAAGCGATGGAAAGGTTTATTTGTTGAGGTTAAAATTGAGAAAGGAACTCAGCAACCAAATCAAAAAGCATTTGAGCAGATAGCAATTAATCATGGTTATTATTATGCGATTGTTAGGTCTATTGAAGATTGTGAAAGTTTGATTCGGAGATTTAGATTAGATGAGATATGATAAGTATTAATTCATTAAGCGGAGGCAAAACTTCAAGTTACCTTGCTTATCACTATCCAGCTGATTACAATATATTTTCTTTAATTAGAATTGAAGATAAAAGATGTACTCCTAAAGATTTAAAGTTAGTTCAATTTATTTCAGATAAGATAGGTAAAGAGTTTATCGCAACTGCGGAATCAGATATAACCTTAAAAGCAGTAATTGACTTAGAGCAATTGATAGGCAAAGAAATTATTTGGGTAACGGGTAAAACATTTGAAGAAGTTAATAGAAAAGCAACTGGAGGGAAAGGATTACCAAATCAACAATGGAGATTTTGCACAACTGAAATGAAGATGCGTCCTATTTGGGATTGGTGGTTTAAACACATTGGGCAAAAAGTAAAAATGGGAATAGGATTTAGATACGATGAAATAGAAAGAGCAGAAAGGTTCAGTACTTTATTTAAGGGAATAGTAGGTAAGCAAGGGGGGGGGGTACGAAACAAATGGGAAGAAATAGAATGGCGAGAAGGTTACTTTCCTTTGATTGAAAATAAGGTTACTCATTACGATGTTAAAAAATGGGTTGACACAACTCAATTAATATTTCCTCAGGACTCAAATTGTGTGGGATGCTTCCATAAGCCATTACAACAACTAAGAAAGAATTGGGATTTAGAAACTGAAAAGATGCAATGGTTTGCAGATCAAGAAACAAAGAATAAAAGATTTAAGAAAGAAGGAACTTATGAACAATTTAAAAAAATAGGATTGCAACAAGACTTTTTCTTTGGAACTGGAAGCGGATGTCAAGCTGGATTTTGTACTGACTAATGAAGGATAATCATTTAAATGCAATCAAATGGATTACAATGAGAATACAACGACCTACGATTCAAGTAGTTATCGACTGCGCAACCTATCAAGATTTAAATTATAGCCTTAAAATTAACCTTAATCGAATCAAAATGGAAAGCGGTGCATCGTACCCAGCATATCGACAAACAAAAAAAATCAAGGATTATTTGGAATTGCACAATCTTTAATGTAAACTTTGCACATGGAAAAGATTAGTTATCAGGGAGTTATCAAAGAAGAGGTCAATCATCCTGAGCATTATCAAGGAAATGGCATTGAAGTGATTGACATAATTGATGCTTTCGACCTTAATTTTAATCTTGGCAATTCAATCAAGTACATACTGCGAGCCGATAAGAAAGGATTTAAAAAGAAAGATTTGGATAAAGCTATTTGGTATTTAAATCGGGAACTCGAAAAGTGGAAAGGTTAATTTGGGAAGCCATTGCGGTAGGAATTATCGAGGTGGCTTTTATCGTTTATTTTATTTTTGAAATAATCAGAAAATCAAAGGAATGACCAGGTCGCAAATCATTGAGGAACTTTATAATTCAAAGGAGATTAAGCAAGCCTTGATGAAAATGCACCCAGCAAATCTGCGAGAAGAACTCAAGCAAGAAATGTTCGTTAATCTTTGCTCGATAACTGAAGACAAATTTTGGTCGATTTACAATAACAACGGAAGTAACGGATTAAAGTTTTGGTTAGTAAGATGTATGCTTAATATGATTTATAGTACTGGTATGAATCAGCCATTTTTTAGGCATTTCAGAGCCAAGTACGAATCAATAGATGGCTTAGAAGAATTAGTGCAGATTGAGGATGAATCAAAGGATTACAAAGAAAAGCTATTTAATCGAGTGGAGGTAGCACGAAAAGAATTATCTTGGTATGAAGATATGCTACTCGATACTTATGTCGAATTAAATTTTAATCAAACTGAGATTTCAAGAAAGACTGGCATTCCGTATATGTCAATAGTTAAAACGATTTCAAACATTAAAAAGAAAATAAGGGATGAAGCCTGACGAGAAAGCTAAAAGTTTGTTAATCAATGCCCTATATTTTTGTGGCAATAAAGCATTTGCTTTCGAATTAGCTTTGTACTTTTGTTCATTAATTCTTGAGCAGAAATTAAAGGCGGATGACCGTGCTTACTGGAGTGTAGTGCAAGATGAAATTTACCAAACAAACAAATGATCACAATAATCGCAGCCGTTTCTTTTGCAGTCTTTTTTACAATGACTAATTTATATCAGTCATTCGGACTAAACTTTAAGCCGTTTAGTTGTACTCCTTGTCTAAGTACCTGGAGCGCTATCGTTTTAATTGTCATACCTATTCAGTTTCAAGAATGGATTGCAATCGTATTTAGTTCAGGGATATTAGGAGCAGTCATTTATCGATTAATTAATAAACTATGACCGAGCAAGAGATAGCATTTATAGAAGCCAATATTATAAACTTTGAGGCAGTTGCTTTAGGGTTTACCAAAAACATTGACCGAGAAGTGCTTGAAGAATATGCAAGCCTATATCGTAAATATGTAAACAAAGATTTTAACTTTAATTCGTGGTGTGGTTCTTGTGTCTTTGATATGCTTAAAAGATTATCCGCACATTACGAAGGTATTAAGTACATTGCAAAACTCAACCAACCAAAACCAAACGATGTCCAAATTAAGAATCTGCGCAGTCGGAAGTAGACATTCAGGAGTCACTTACCATCGCCTTGCGTTACCATTGTCAGTGATGAAAAAGGAGTATTGTATTATCACGGATACAATGACCGAAGAGATGCTGATTGAGAAGGCGATAAACGTGGTCGTAGTTAATCGATTTTGTGAATTGATACCATTGCCAGATTTATTAAAATGGAAGGCTAAACTTGGCTTTAAATTGGTTGTGGATATTGATGACTATTGGGAACTATTTAGCCAACATTTATCTGCGCCAACTTATAGGTCATTAGGAGTCACAAGAATAATCAAGAATTATATTCAAGTGGCGGATGTCGTTACGACAACTCATAACCGATTAAGACTTGAGATAATTAAGATAAATCCTAATTGCTATATTCTCCCTAATGCTTTACCGTTTGACCGTGACCAATTTACTGCGGTAAGAAATGTAAACGAATTTGTTAACATTGCTCACACGGGTAGCATTACTCACTTTCCTGATATGAGGCAACTCAAGAATCCGATTAGAGAATTAGCCAAGTCTAAATCATTTAAGGAGTCAACACGGATGCTTCTTTGCGGTTGGAATAAAGCAAACGAATTTCATTGGAAGCAGATGGGCGATTGGTTTACTGCTGGAGAAAGATTAAACCACAAGATTCTTGAATCGATGCCCGTAGATTTGTACATGAATTTCTACTTGGAGGCGGACATATTACTTGCTCCATTGCTGGACAATAAATTCAATCGTTTAAAATCAAATCTAAAGGCATTAGAAGCTGGCGCTAAACGGATTCCCTTGATGGCAATTAAACGAGCGCCATACGATGACATTCCAACGGTGTGCTGGGTAGATAATTGGGAGAGAGATATTAAAAGAATGGTATTCTCAAAACAAATGAGAACGGATTTTGGCGAGGCTAATGCTGAATATGTGCGAGAGCATTACGATTTATTTAAAATTAATGATGAGCGTTTAGCTATTTATAGTAAACTAATAGAATAAAATGCCAGTAATTAAATGTTCAAATTCGAGATGGCGCATCGGTAATGGCGCTTGTATTTATGAAACGGAAGAAAAAGCAACTGAAGTATGGCAGGCTATATTGGCAAGCGGAGAATATCGAGCAGATATTAACAAGATTTCTTTTGATTTCGATGACACTTTGTCTACGGCAAGAGGTCAAGAGATTGCGAAAAGGAATATCTTGCAAGGCAAACAAGTTTATATTATAACTCGAAGAAACGAATACAATTCTTCTGAGGTTTATCGTATGGCTGAAAGATTAAAAATACCTAAATCACAAGTATTCTTTACTAATGGTCAATACAAATGGATGACAATTAAACGATTAGGAATTGGAACTCATTATGATAATAATCAAAGAGAGATTGATTTAATTAAAATTAATACAGATACTAAAGCAATTAAATTTTGAAAGTAACCGACAAAGAATTTTTTGATATTGAAGTACAAGCTGGAGTTACTCCTGAAAATCCTGATTATTATAATTTGATGGATGCAACGGCTGAGATAATTATTCAATATTCTAAAGATATAATTGAGATAGGTGCTGGCATGGGTACGCTCGGAGAGTGCTTGCAAAAAAAAGGAGTTAATTACTATGGCATTGAGCCAAATAAATATCATCAAAGATTTGCTAAGAAAAGAGGAGTTAAATTAAATGATATTAGTGTTTATCCCGACCAATGCGGAATGGTTGTAAGCATCGAAGTAATGGAGCATTTAACGGATGAACAAATAAAGGATTATATGAACAATATAAATTGCCAATATTTCTTATTTTCTTCAACTCCATATTATACTACTCCTGAGCAAGATGAGGTTTGGGGTCATATTAATATTAAATCTGAAGAAAAATGGATTGAGTTCTTTGCTCAATTTGGATTTAGCTTAGAAAAGAAATTAACACTACCGACCGAGTGGTCATTACTATTTAAAAAATGAATATCACAACAACCAAACTGACCGACATAAAGTCGAATCCAAACAATCCAAGAATTATCAAGGATGATAAATTTAAAAAATTAGTTGCATCGATTAAGGAATTTCCTCAGATGTTATCTTTAAGACCTATTGTCGTTAACGATGATATGATTGTATTGGGGGGTAATATGAGATTGAAGGCTTGTAAGGAAGCTGGGCTAAAAGAAGTACCAGTAATAAAGGCAAGTGATTTAAATGAAGAACAACAAAAGGCATTTATAATTAAAGACAATGTTGGCTACGGAGAATGGGATTGGGATATGCTTGCAAATGAATGGAATGAAGAAGAATTAGTTGAATGGGGTTTAGATATTCCTAATTTTTTAGTTGATGATTTAGGAGAAGCTCAAGATGATGGCTATGATGTACCCGAAGGTGGAATTGAAACTGATATAGTATTAGGTGATGTATTTGAAATAGGTCAGCACAAATTAGTTTGTGGAGATAGTACTCAAACTGATACTTTTGCCAAATTATTTAATAATGATTTGGCTGACATGGTTATAACAGACCCTCCTTATAATGTTGCATATACTGGAAAAACAAAAGATGCATTGACTATTGAAAATGATAATATGGGGGATAAAGATTTTTATCAGTTCCTTTATGATTTTTATACTGCATTAGGAAGTTACTCAAAGCCAGGAGGCGCTTGGTATGTTTGGCATGCAGATTCAGAAGGTGCAAATTTTAGGCAAGCAATGAAGGATGCTGGCATAATGGTTAAGCAGTGTTTAATTTGGGTTAAAAATAGCATGGTAATGGGTAGGCAAGATTATCAATGGAAACATGAGCCTTGCTTATATGGATGGAAAGAAGGAGCATCTCATAAATGGTATTCAGATAGAAAGCAGACAACGGTTTTAGATTTTCAAAGACCAAGTAGAAATTCTGAACACCCAACAATGAAACCAATTGAATTATTTGCTTATCAAATTAAAAATTCATCAAAAATAGGAGATATAGTTGCAGATGGTTTTGGTGGTTCAGGGACTACAATGATAGCTTGTCATCAACTCGATAGGAAAGGTTATTTAGTAGAATATGACCCTAAGTATTGCCAAGTAATAGTTGACCGAATGATTAAGTTAGACCCAACATTAACAATTAAAAGAAACGGAGAGATATGGCAAACGAACAAAATTTAGTAAGTTTTAAGAAAGGTCAATCAGGCAATCCAAATGGTCGACCAAAGAAGTACGTTACTCTTTTAAAAGAATCGGGTTATAATATGACCGAGATTGGGATAACGATTCGTAAAATGCTTGCTATGAATATTGACCAACTTAAAGAGATATTTGATAATCCTGAAAGTTCAATATTAGAAAAGACAATTGCTGGAGCAATGAACAAGTCTCTAAAGAATGGCTCATTATATTCAATAGAAACTTTATTAAGTAGAGTATTTGGTAAGCCAAAAGAATCGGCTGACATAAAACAAGATACTGAAATAACTATAAAATTTGCCAATGGAGATTATCCTACCGACTCCACACGAGGCGCAGAAAAAAGTATTACAGAGCAAGGCGAGGTTTAGAGTGCTTATGTGCGGGAGAAGATTTGGCAAGTCATTGATTAGCCAGGTCATCACTTGCGTGGAGGCATTACAAGGCAAGTCAGTTGCTTACATAACTCCGACCTACAAATTAGCTAAAGTCTTTTTTGACGATATTGCTTTAATACTTCCGCCCGAAGTAGCAACTTCTAACATATCAGATTTAACTTTTAAATTGTCTACGGGTGGAGTCATTCGATTTTATACGGGTGAAAGATTAGACAATCTTCGAGGTATGCGATTTCACTATGTGATTATTGATGAGGCTTCATATATTCCCGATTTAGAGAACGGTTGGAATAATGCTATAAGACCTACCTTAACCGATTATAAAGGCAAGGCGCTATTCCTATCGACTCCAAGAGGCAAGAATTATTTCTATTCTTTATATTTAAAAGGATTAGAAGCAAACGGAGAATGGGAATCTTTTAAATATTCGACTTACGATAACCCTTATATTGCTAATTCCGAAGTCGATTCAATTAAACAATCAGCAATTCCCGTAGTATTTGAACAAGAGTACATGGCTAACCCAGCTGAGAACGCTGCGAATCCATTTGGTAGTGAGGCAATAAGTAAGTGTACATCGGACATTTCTACCAATATTGTTAAATGTTACGGAGTCGATTTGGCAAAGTACTCAGATTGGACGGTTATTATTGGTTTAGATAATAGTGGCAATGTGGCTTACTATGACCGATTTCAGAAGGATTGGGCATCAACTCAGAACATTTTACGCAATTGTCCAAAAGCACCAATGTTAATTGATAGCACTGGAGTAGGTGACCCGATAGTCGAGCAATTACAACGGGAAGGCATGGACATTGAAGGCTTTAAATTTACAAGCCAAAGCAAGCAAGAATTAATGTTAGGTCTTCAAGTGGCAATTCATCAGGAACGAGTACATTATCCTGAAGGAATGATTAAAAATGAATTAGAAGTTTTTGAGTATCAATATACATCACACGGAGTTAAGTATTCCGCACCGACTGGATTTACTGATGACTGCGTTTGTGCTTTAGCATTAGCATGGCGCAAGTTTGATTTTAAGTCAGGAACGGGCAGATACAACTTTGTTTAATTAGCTATTTATAAATATGAACTGGAAAGATGTCACGATATGGCAATGGCAACAAATTCAAAACTTGCTTGTAAAAAGGGAAGGTTTAACCGAGTTGGATATTGCAGTAAAGTCATTAGAGATTTTAACTTACCAAACGGAAGCACAAATTGATTCTTTAAGTATTAAGGAATTAAACGAGCAGTTAAAGAAGATTACATTTATTACTGAATCAGCGCCTATACCAAAGCCAAACGATTACATTAAGGTTGGCAAAAAAAGATATAGGTGCGTTTATGATATTAGGAATATCCCTTATTCAAGGTATTTAGAAACTAAATTCTTTGGGGATGATATTATAAACAATTTGCATAAGATTGCAGCTTCAATGGTTATGCCTATGAAGTTGACCTGGCGAGGTTGGAAAGTAGCTAAATACGATGCAAGCAAACACGAAGAATATGCTGAGGATTTATTATCAGCAAGCTTTGAATCGGTTTATGGGAGTGTGGTTTTTTTTTGTCAAGTATTCAGCGAATCGATAACGAGTTTAAAGGATTATTTGAAAGAGGAGTTGATGAAGAACGGGATGGACAAATTGGAAGCAGAGGTAACGATAATGGCTTTATGCAACGTTATGGATGGATTTACCAGGCTACCATCATTGCCGAACACGAAAGAATAAATTTAGCAGATGCTTTTGAATTGCCAACGATTCAAGCATTAAATGATTTAAGTTATATCAAGGCTAAGAATAGCTTTGATGCAGAGCAAATGAAAAAGATATATGGCAAGCATTCTTAAAGCACAAGAATCATTAGGGGAAAATTTTGATGTAGGTGGAATAGAAAGGCAAGGTGCATTTAAATTAAATGCAGTTGAAAAGGTCATGAAAGATGCTGCTGAAAAATTTATTGGATTAGCCAAACAAAGAATTAATCAAAAGAAAAAAATTGATAAAGGGAATTTAAATGATATTGACTTTTCATTTACTGAGAAATCGGGAAATAAATATTCGTTAACGATTGGATATGATAAAACAAATCCAGCATCTGAGTATTATGATTTCCAAAACAAAGGAGTAAAGGGAATAAAAAGCGGTCAACCAAATTCGCTTTATAAATTTAGAACGTTAAGCGTTTCTAAAAATATGGTGGAAGCAATTCTTCAATGGTATTTAAGGCATAAGAATTACATTAGAACAGAAGACCAACGAAAGGGATTAAGTCCGTTACAAATAAAAAGAAAAACGATTTCCAATGTTGCTGACCCTAAAATTAAATTAAGACAATTAGCAACCAATACTGCTAAGAATATTAAGAAAAAGGGAATAGGAAGAGTAGGATTTTTTGAAGACAATTTGGATAAAGCATTTGGACAACAATTTCAAGCAAAATTAGCACAAGCATTAGGACAAGATATAGCATTAACGATTACACAAACATTTAAGAAATAATGGCATACGCAAGCGAATTAGTACCAGCATCATATACATCGGCTCACGATAGTTTATGGCATATAGTTTCTTCAAGCAATAATTCACAATCCTCTTTTAAATATGTATTTAAAATACAAATTGGTGGAGCAGACATCGCCACACTTAAAAATTATCCAGACTCAGGGGGATATGGTGTACTTGATGTCGCTCCCATTGTCAGAAACTATCTTGGAAGCGGTTTTAACCCATCAGGAAGTTCGCTCTTACACTTCGCTGGTTCATTCTTATTCGTTGACTATACGATAAATTTGGGAGAAGAATGGGTTGGACAAGAACTTATTTTTAGAACTTCAGCAACTGCCAAAGGATGGAACTATTCTTTAAATCCATTTAGAACTTCTATTTCTACTTATGCAAATAAGTTTTTAACGACACGAGATAGAACGGCTGGAGAGGTAATAAATGGGGAGAAGTTTTACATTACTTATTTTAATGCCAACTTATCAGCAGTAACGGCAACGATTCAAAAGATAAATGAGGATGGTAGCAATAGCGGAAGTCCATCTACTGGAGGAACATTATCAAGCCTTTCATCTTTGCTTTTAGATTTAAGTCCAAGTGCAATTAATACTTATTTAGGTACTTCATTTATTACCGATGCTACCTACGGATATAAAGTAACGATTGGCTCAGACACAATGATAATGAAGCAAGTATGTGCGCCAAGATTTACTGCCGTTAATTTAGTATTTCAAAATCAATTCGGAGGATATGACACTTTTGGTTTTAGGTTACTTAATCGCCAACAAAAGAATTTTAAAAGAACGACTTATCAAACTGCTGAATATCAAAGGAGCGGAATTACAATGGCTCATAAGTCAAGTTCGGGAGTTCATTATGGTGGAGTGCAAGCATTAGCCACTCAAATTGATTGGAGTTATCTTGTAACGAGTGATTATCTATCAGCAATAGATTATGCGCTTGGCTCTGAATTGCTTGCTTCTAATGAGGTTTATTTACATATTATTAATGGAGGAGTTAGCGATTATTATCCAATCGTTATGAAGGATAGTAACTACCAAGAAAAAACAAGTACTTCAGATAAATTATTTAACTACCAACTTCAATTTGATTTAGGTCAAAAACAATTTAGCCAATTTAGATAATGATAACCGAAATAATAGTTGAACAACAACGACTTGATTTATTTGAAGATTTAGGAGCAGAATTAAACTACGCAATAGATGACATTAAAGACTTTTCAGCGAGGAATACGAACTATTCGAAAACGATTAACATACCTGGCAACGCTAATAATAACAAGATTTTTGGTCATATTTATAATTTTACCAGTGGTAATATTAGTACAACTGATATCAACGGTAATACGATTAATGTTAATAATAATTTCGACCCGACACGACAAGCAAATTGTCAGATATTTGTTAATAAGATACAAGTATTTAAGGGAGTTCTTCGCCTTTTGGAGATAACCATTCAGAACGGAATTATTGAATATCAATGTGTTGTTTTTGGAGAGTTAGGTGGTTTTGCCTCCGCAATCGGTAATAAATTGCTTGAGGATATGACTGACTTTAATCAGTATAATCAAGCTTGGAATGAAACCAATGTAGCCAATTCTTGGAGTGCTTCGGGTGTTGCAAGTGGAGTAGGTATTGTATATCCTTTAATTGATTATGGATTATGTAGGCATCCAGCTAATAATTCGGGTCACGATTGGCATTTAAATGCTTTTAGACCAGCATTTTTTGTACACGAAATAATAGATAAAATAATTATAAATTCAGATTACACGTATACTTCTGCATTTTTTGATACTCCATTTTTTAAGAGTTTAATTATTCCTAATAACAAGGCAAACCTTGAGCAATTAACAAAGGATTTATTATTGGTTTATGGTAATAATGCTTTAGATAGTGGTTCAAGTACAAGTGCTGGAGGTACTTTGGCATTTAATACAATAACCAATTTAGTAAATTTTACAAAAGACGCAACTAATCAATCTTTTACTTTTGCTGGATCAGGTTCAGCACTTGGTAAAGTAAGGCTCTATGGTAAAATTTCATTATCAAGACCAGGGACATTTACACTTTCAGTATATCAATCAGCAACTTTATTATACACGGAAACTTTTACTTCAGTTACCGACTATCAAGAATTTAATATTGATTGGCTTATGTCAACTTTATTAGGTGTTGGAGACGTTATTAATGTCGATGCAAATTTTACTGCAAGTGAAACGTATGTTACTTTAGACCCTAATTTATTTTTAGAATTTGTAGCTGATTACGCTCAATCTGCAAACGCAATTAGAAATTCAAATTTAATAATGGGTCATTTGCTTCCAAAAGGAATACAACAAAAAGACTTCTTTGCTTCAATTTGTAGGATGTTTAATTTGTATGTTTATGAAGACCCTAAAATAACAACTCATTTATTAATTGAACCTTATATTGAATTTTATAGGCGAGGTGCTGGATTCTTAAAAGTAAATGATGTAGGCGAATTATTATTGCATGGAGAGCCTGGCGATGCTACGGGATTACTTTTACTTTCTGACCCTATTGCCGATTCAATTGATTGGTCTGATAAGTTAGATTATTCAAAAGAGATTTCTATTAAACCAATGTCGGAATTAAATTCAAGGTATTACGATTATGTTTATACCGAAGATGATGACTATTATAATGAAATTTATTTTAAAAAATATAATGAATCTTATGGCGATAGGAAAGAAGATACTGGCTTCCAATTTGCCGAAGATAGAAGCGAAGTAAAAGTAATTTTTAGTTCAAGTATTATTACTAAAGATTCTACCGATACAAAATTAAGGGCAAATTTATTTAAGGCAACAAGTGGAGTACAAGAGCGAAAAGATAATAACATTCGTATTATGTTATTCAAAAACGCAACAACAACTTCTTGGGCAATAAAACAAGAATCCTCTACTGGAGAAGGTAATTTAACAACGGGATTAACAAACTTTGGGTATGCTGGGCATTTAGATGATCCATTAGAACCAACATTAGATATTAATTTTGGAGTACCAAATGAAGTTTATTTTAGTTTATCAAATCCATATCCTACGGCTAATTTATTTAATGCTTGGTGGGATGAATATTTAGCTGAAATAATAAACAAAGATAGTAAGCTTCTAACTTGCTATTTATATTTAACCGTACAAGATATTTATTCTCTTGATTTTGCTCAACTTATTTATATTGATGGAGCATTATGGCGATTAAATAAAGTCATTGATTTTAACCCGAATATTTCGCAAACAACCAAATGTGAATTGTTGAGAGTAATTGAATTATTTTATCCAAGTTAAGAAATGGCTGAAAACGCAAAGGTTGGTATTGATTTAGTAGCGGACACGAGAAGTTTACGAAGTCAATTAAGAGAATCAGTACAAGAATTAGCACGACTACAAAATACTGCTGGCGCATCTGCTAAGGAAATAGCGAATGCAGCTAAAAGAGCCGCTGAATTAAAAGACCGAATTGGAGATGCCAAAGCGACTATTGATGCATTTAATCCTGATGCTAAGTTTAAAGCATTTGGACAATCTATTCAAGGAGTTGCAGGTGCATTTGCTGGAGCGCAAGGAGCATTGGCTTTATTCGGAGTTGAATCTGAGAACGTACAAAAACAATTACTTAAAGTACAAGGTGCATTAGCATTTTCTGAAGGCTTAAATACTATCTTAGGTTCAATAGATGGGTTTAAAAACTTAGCATTAGTAATTAAAACTCAAGTTTTACAAGCATTTACAACGTTAAGAGGTGCATTAATTGCTTCGGGAATTGGCGCATTAGCAATTGGATTAGGTTTATTGATTGCAAACTTTGACAAAGTAAGGGATGCGATACTAAAATTAGTGCCAGGCTTAGGAGTTGTAGCTAATGCAATAGGCGATATAGTTACAAAAGTTACCGATTTTGTTGGCATCACATCTGAAGTTGATAGGGGATTAGAATTATATGCTAAAAATTCAAAGAATCGTAAAGAACAATATGAAAGAGAATTAAAAGTTCTTGAATCACAAGGTGCATCTGAAAGGGATTTGTCTAATAAGCGAAAGCAAATAGCATCTGAAGACATCAATGTACTTGAGGCTAAGAAACGTAATGGAGTAAAATTATCTACTGAAGAAACAAAGCAATTAGCCGATTCAAAAAATGAATTAATTGTAATTGAAGGAAATTATAAAAAATCCGTTTTAGCCACACAAAAGAAAGGCGATGATGAGTATTTAAAAAAGCAAGCTGAACGGATTGATAAAGAATTAGCAAATGAATTATCACGAATTACAAGAATAAATGAACTTGCGGAAGCTGGCTTATCTGAAGAAGATAAAAAGATTGTTAAAATTAAGCAACAACTCGAAACCGATTTATCGCTATTTTCTGATAATGAAAGATTAAAAGTATTTTTAACAAAAAAAGCAAATGATGAAATTGACCAAATTAAAAGAGACTCAAGTAAAGTCGAGGTTAAGGAATTAAAAGATGTTAAAAATATATTTGATGTAATCCAAAATAATAAGCCTAAAGTTCTTGCATTAGTAAATAATGCAATGGATAAGTCTGTAAAAGAAAACTCAAAGTTTGAAATAGAACTTGAAAGAAGAAAACAAGATGAAAAATTAGGTATAGTTAGTAATGCTTTACGTACTGGGATGCAATTAGCTGGGGAAGGAACTGTTGCTGGAAAAGCATTAGGTATTGCAGATGCTACTATTAATACTTATGTCGGAGCATCAAGAGCATTAAAAGATTACCCAGCTCCATTTAACTTTATTGCAGCGGCAGCGACTATTGCTCAAGGTTTATTAACTGTTAATTCAATTATTAATACTCCATTACCAAGTATGCCTGGAGTTAGCGATACAAGTGGAGGCGGAGGCGGAGCAAGACTATCAGCAGCGCCAGTACCTCCAAGTTTTACTCCTAATGCGCCAACTGCTTTAGATCAAACTTCTTTAAATGCCATTGGAAATGTAGCGGCAAGGGCATACGTTGTTGAGTCAGATATTACGGGAAGTCAAAAAAGAATAAGGAGAATTGAAAACTCCGCAAGAATTTAAAAACAAATAATATGAAATTACCAATTTATCAATTAGAAATAAGCGAGGATTTAAACGATGATGTCGAGGTTGACTTTGTTGCTTTAGTAGACAGACCAGCAATTGAAAGAGATTTCTTAAAGTTTAAAGAAGACAAGGCTAAATTTGTTATTCAGTCCGAAGATAGGAGAATTGTTTCAGGCGCTTTAATGCTTGCCGATACTCCTATTTATCGTAACGACCAAAATGGCGAGTACTATGTTACGTTTACTAAAGATACGATTGAGAAGATAGCACAAAAGTTTTTCAAGAAAGGTTATCAATCAAACGTAAACTTAATGCACGATGAGGCTTTGGCAGTTGAGGGAGTAACGATGTATGAATCTTTTATTGTTGATTCATCACGGGGAGTAATGGCAATGAAAGGATTTGAAGATGCACCCGAAGGCTCTTGGTTTGGAAGTTTTAAAGTAGAAAATGAATCGGTTTGGAATAAGATTAAATCAGGAGAATTTAAAGGATTTAGTGTTGAGGGCATATTTAATTATAAGAAAGAAAAGCAACCGATGAGCGTTGAAGAATCGTTATGGTCTGAGATATGTTCGATTTTAGAACAAGTTAAATGATAAAGTATTAACAAATAAGTATTTATAATCAAACAATAGTAAAACAATTTATGAACGTTTCAGAAGCAATTGAAAAAATTAAAGTTATGTTAGCGGATAATTCCGTTCAACAAACTGAAGAAATTGCATCTGAGCCAGCGACTCAATTGGTATTCGAAACTTACGACCTTAAAGATGGTAGTAAGATTGACTTATCAGCTTTAGAGATTGGCGCAGATGCTATGCTTGTTGATGAATCAGGTAACTCAGTTTCTG